TGTTTGGTAAAACATCAAAAAGTTGTTTGCAGAAAAGCTCACTTTGCCAGCGAGCCCCGCTATCTGAATCATGGATGCGACGGCATCGCCCGATCGCTGGAAAGTGACCAGTGCCGTGTCAGCCGAAGTGATCAAAGCCCGAAGGTGAAGGCCGAGCGTTATCGGAGCGCCATAGCCAAACATATTTGGCGTGTTGGCTAATTGTGCGTCAATGACGCTGTTGCTTGTGCCGAGATAGAAATACAGGAACGTCGGCTGAGCGTCCACGATGTTCTGTCGGATGACATAGTCGGCCTCAATAATTGAGCCGATGCGCAAAACGCCGACGTTGACCGCGGCTGGAACGACGATCACGCCTTGCGAGACGTTAAGCGTTGTCGTTGCCAGAGGCGCAGCAATAGTGCCGACGTTCAGAAGACTCACGGACGGCGAGTGTGAATCTGACAATGTGCCGCCGCCGCCGCCGCCGCCGCGCCGCCCCGCAGTTCCTTGCGGACCCTTCGGGCCTTCTAGGTCTACCGATGGCCCCCATTGCCCGTCGGGGCGTCGAAAGCGCAACTCCTTGCCTTCCCATTCGTGGTCTGGGGGAAGTCCTGTCGTGCCTGTGTCGCCCTTGGGGCCGCGCTCGCCCTTGGTGCCGTCCTTTCCGTCGCGGCCGGAATCGCCCGCCAGGCCGATCAGACCCCGCACCCCCACCTCTCCGGTTGACCCCACCTCGCCCCTCGGCCCCCGGTCGCCCGTGGGGCCTTGGTCCTTGGTGGCGAGAATGGCCTTGGAGATCGCGGAAACAACCTGCTCCATATCGGCCCGCTGGGCCGGCTGACTGAGCTTTTCCAGCCAGTCCACAAACGTCCCCCGGAACCCGTGCGCAAGCGCGAGTTCGTAGGCAGATTGCCCGTTGAGTCCGTTGAGTCCGTCGCGTCCGTTAGCCATCGATGGCCTCCAATCTTGCTATGAGTGCGGCGGCAAACTCCGCGGCATCGTCGTCCGGGGGGCACTCCGGCGCGGCGGGCGGCGGGATAGGGATGGCCTTCGCGATGGCGGCGGAGATTGCACCCGGGACCGTCACCATCAGCCCATCGAGCATTGCCCGGAACTCAGCGGCACGCTCTTCGGCAGCGGAGTCGGGCGCAGGGGGACCGGGGGGAACCGTGGGAGCCGTAGCCACGGTGGGGGTCGGCGCGCGTGCAGTGCCAAAAGGGTCAGGCTGGGCGTCGCGTTTGGCCAGAGCTTCAAGACTGAAATTCTGCTGCTGCAAGTAGACGCTGGCGCCGCCAATAACGGGGGCCAGGCGCCGTTTGGCGCGGGCCTCGTTTGGGGCCATGATGGCGCCGCCGACGGCTTTGGCAAGCATCTCAACTTGCGCTCCAGTGTCCATCCGCATCAATCCCTCCAAATTCATCTCAATAGAGTAGCCCTTTCCGACCTCCAGCCCGTCCTTGAGGCAGAGTTCGATCGACTCAATCAGAATTTGCAGGCAGCCGGTGTAATACTGAAGCTCCAGGGCCTCGACGTTGTTACTCGTGGGCATCTGCCCAACGCCGATCTTGTGTAGCGGAATCGCAAAGCATCCGGCGATATCCTTCGCGGTCCATTCGAGCTGCTGGATCAGCTGGGCCTGCTCGGCGGGGATCGTCATCGCCTGGTACTCAAGCCCGTCGCCCAACACCGCCAGGCGCCCGATGTTGGCTCCGGAGTAGTTCTTTTCCCAATGCTCCTTCAGCCGTATCGCGGTGACCTCGGTGATCGTGCCAGGCGCGGTCAGCATGCCGCTTGGGCGGGACATATTGGTGAAAAACTGAGCGCTGTTGGCCTGGATGCGCAGGCCCTGCGTCGCGCTCAGCCCGCACGCGTACAGCGGCGGAACGCCGACCAACGGGTGCCAAAGCGTCACCCCGCGGTCGTGGATGACCTCGCTCGCCGGCACAACGCCGCCTTCTGACGGTGTGCGAGCTAGGTGGTCGCCGCCGATGCTGTAGTAGACCGCGCCGTCCGGCGTGACCATTGGCGTGACGCGCCGCGGATCAAGCAAGTAAAGCGCCGTCACGATGCCGCGCGCCGCTTCGCGCTGCTTGAGGGCATAGGTGTTCCCGTATAGCAACTTGCAGGTCAACCAGTACACGAAGAATTGGATGCGATTTTGAAATGTGTTCGGCGTCCGCAACACTCGCCAAAAGGGCGATTCCCCCGCCTCGGTCGGAATGCCACCCAAGCCCGCCGTAAGCAACGTCGGCTCCAGCTTTCCGATGTCGTTTGCGATGCGCGAGATGCACGCGTACACCGCACCGAACGACGTTAGCCCGCCAATCCCCTCGACCTCTAAGTTGCGCTGCCAGGCTCCCGCAAATGGCTCGCGCACAAAGCCTCCAAGGTGGTGTGTAGACCCCGTGAATCCGGACACCCCGACAGCGGCCTTGGTGCGAAGGCCGGCGGAGAGGGCGGCAAACAGCGACTTGTTTTGCATAGTTGCTCGTCAGTCCGGGCCCATGTTCAGTGCAGGGACGTCCGCGCCCCGGGCAATCACGACACCGAGCGCAAGACAGGGCGCAGCCCCCGCCAGCAAAGCCCACCCGAGCCCCGCCAGAGCATAAACGCCCGCCACCAAAAGAGCGCTCCCGACCGCGAGAAAAATGGCGGCCACCGCGCCCGGGCTTGCAAACAATCGCGGATCACTCATCGCCGCGGTCGCCCAGGCGCGGGAAGGGCAAGGAGGCCGCGGTGGGAGGCTGAGAGATGGCGGTAGGGACGTCTCGCGTCGACACCGGGCTCACCACGTTCCCGAAGGCGGCCGGGCCGCCTTCGGGAACCAGAATTTTTGGCGGGCGCCCCGGGCCGCGGCGCGGTGCCACAGTCGGCGCAGGGATTGGTAATGCGGCGATCATCCTTGCGGAATTGCCTCCAGCATCTTTTGCTCGGTGCCGAGCGATCAGGTATTCCGCGTCCGCATCCGTGGCCGAAAAGACTTCGCCCGGCCGCAAAAGCACGCTCCCGTGCGAAAACTCGGCCATCGCTTCTAGATGGCGGGTCAGGTAGTGCATAGCTGTAGTCCTTTCAAACATGGCCCGGGCCGTTTTACAGAGCCCGGGCCACAAAGAAAGAGGGCTGCAAAGTCAAAGCCCCCCAGGAGAACCGTTTCAATAGTTCGTGTTCTCGATCAGCGCGATACCGAGCGAACTCGCACGACGGGGAGCCCAATTGATGAACCGCTCGGCGCGAATGCCCACGAGGTTGTTCTGCCACAAGCTGACCAGCGATTGAGCGCCAGCCGCGGGGGCGTCGTTCATCTGCACCGAAGCCTCCATGCTCATGTCAATACTGACGCCGCCCTCATCCGCCAGGAAGACTTCCTCCTGCGTCACCAGTGCGATCTGCAGCTCCGCCGGCGAGCCAGAGGCCACCATCGCATTTGACACGATCACCGGCAGGCCATACCAAGTGCCGCCCATCATCGTCAATTCCGGGAACACAGCTTCGTCGTTGGTGTTGCGTTTCATCGAAAGCCGCAGTGCCACCGTGGCGGGCATCACCCAGACAGCGCTCGAAGGATCAATGTCAGACGTCGCAAACATCATCATCGCCGCCCGAACGTCCGTATCGATCGCCGCAAGCGTGGAGCCGGCGGACTGAATCCGGGGGGCGCCGTTGGTGATGGATGCTGGCGAGATGTTGGGCACGCCGCTGAATGCCGGGTCAAGGAAGCGCTTGTCGATGTACGTGGCGATGCCCTTGATCATGTCATCGCGCGCGCGGACCTCGGTGGCAATCGTGCCAAAGCGCACCGCCTCTTCCGTCAACACGACGATCACAGCCACCTTCGCGAAGCCCAGCGTGACGTTGTCGTAGGTCTGCTTGTTCACCGGCTTCGGTGCGCCTTCGCCCACGAACGAACCGACGGCACCAGTCAACTGGCGCCCCGCGCGCATCATGAACGGAACCCGGTTCAACTGCGTCATCCTTCCCATGATGGTCTTCGGCCGCAACAGCTCCACGAATTCGTTTTCGATGTCGCTGTACTGAAGGACAGCCGTGTCGGTGCTTCCAACCGCAGTCACCGCGGCCTTCGTCACCTCGGCGAGTTCCCGCGTCCCACCCAGCGAGATGGCGGCCTTGAGGACGTTGATGACCTCGGGGGTGTCCTTGTACTGCTCTTTTGCGATTTCATGCGCGAGCATGACGTTGCCCTTGGCAACTGCCATGGCGCGTGCGAAGCGCGTAAAGCGGATGCCGGGGGGAAGGTTGGACTTCACGGTAACGGCGCCCGGGCGGCCGACGCCCGCGCCTTCGGCCTTGCCGGTGTCGGGCGTAATCAGCGTGGCTTTCTGCAGCATCAGCTCTTCGTGCGATGCAAGGAGCTTCAAATGGTCGTCGACGGCCTTGATTTCGGCGGCGAAACCGGTGTGCTGTTCCGTTTCGTGCTCGTCAAGACTGCGGCCTTCTTCGATCGATTTGTTGACGATCTCCGAGGCTGCGTCTTGCGCAGCGGTGCGCTTGGCTTGGAAGAGAGCAATTTGCTCGGCGATGGTGGTTTTCATGATGTCAGGCTTTCGGTAAATTAAGATAGATGACGCCGGCCCTATAGCGCGGCGCCTGGTCTTGTCCCGAAACGCCGGGATCGATGGTGCCGGAAACCCCCGGCAAGGCGAGGCGGATGACCGGGCGAGCACCAAGCGCGGCGCGTCGTTGGGCCTGGTCGGCCGACTTGATTGCAGTGATAGAGCAGTCGCCGTTCATCGGGATGGTGACGGCGCTGAGTTCGAGCCACAGCCATTTCACGTAACGATGAGCGTAAGTATCGCCGATCCGGGTGGATTCCAGCGGTTGGAATCCGATCGACAAGCCTCGCACCAACTTCGCGCGCATGGATTGCCAAGCCTCGTCCAGACGGTCCTTCAACCTCCCGGTCTCGTCCATCGACGCAATCTCGCCTTGGACGTCGATGCCTTTGTCGCTCACGCGGGCGTCGGTAATCCATCCGATTGGCGCCAGTTTGTCATGCTGCCACAGGAGTGCAATCGGCAGCTGGAACACCGCGCCCCTCGGCTCCATGATGTCGCCGCCGCGATCGACAACGGGCGTTGTGGCGATGCCGGTAAACAACCGGCGCCCATCGGCGTCGGGAGCGGCTTTGATTTCCAGGGTGCTGTACGCTCGATGGAGAGAGGGGGTGGACATGGGTGGCTTGTGCTTTCAGACGAATAGAAGTTGATAGGCCGGCGCAGCAACGTCGTTCATCGGCATCACGCCCACAGCCATCGCCAAAGACACCATGCCGTCAATCCGGCCGCGGGCCTTTTGCTTGTCGAATTTGCGGGCGCCGGAATCGCCCACGACGACGGCGTTGTGCGAGCACATATTCAGGACTGGGTGCGCTCCGTGGCGCAGTTGGACGTTCAGCAATTTTACCTCCAACTCGCGCAGCGCCGGTGTCATGCTAAGCGTCCCCTGGCCAAATGGGATGAACTTCTCCATCTCTTGCTCGCTGAAACCAGCTTTCACCAGCCAGGGCCGCAGAAACGCCATCAGCGCCCGATCAAACCCAAGCGCCTGCACGTCGCACCGGTCAAACAACCCGCGCAAGTATTCCGCTACAAACTCGTACTCTATGGCCCTGCCGGGCGTCGTGTTGAGATAGCCTTGTCTCGCCCACAAGTCGTAGGGCACGCGGTCCTTCCGGGCTTTCTCGGATAAGCCCTCCGCCGGGAGCCAAAACGCCGAATGCACGCCGCCCGTCTCATCGACGGCGATGAGGGCGGTGAGGTCGTTGACGCTGGACAGGTCCAGCCCAGCCCACACCTTCCGCCCGTCCATTTCCCCGGGCGCCTCCCCGTTCGCCAGCCACACCGACCTCGAGACGAATGGGGAGCCGGATTCGACGCGCTGGTTCAAAATCAGGTTGCGGAACTCGGGCTCGTTGGCCGGCATCTCGATTGCTGCTTTGGCCTGTTTTTGAATGTCGGCGCGGGAGCGAAAAACGCCCATGCCGGGATTCGCAGCTGCCCACCCCGCTTCGTCATCCATCGCGCATTCCTCGGGGGCAGAATACACATGGCAAACTACCTGCGGATCGGGCGCGGCGGATTGCGCGTCGATCCACGTCGAGAACATATCGGCGTCGGTGGGGGCCTGGGTGCTGATAGCGATGAGGAGGGGGTTGGTGTAGGCGCCTTGTGCGGAGGTGATGGCGGAGACGAATTTGTCCGTGGGGCCTTCCACCTGCCCGACCTCGTCAAGAATGGCTAGCACTGGCGACAGCCCGTGCGCAGTCTTCCCCTCCGCCGCGAGAGCGCGAAAGAGGACGTTTCGGCGCAGGCCGATCAGCCGCTTGCCGCTCGGTTGAACGCGAACAACTGTGCAGAGCTTTGGGCTAAGCTCGACCATCTTCCGGGCCAGCTCGAAAATGACGGCGGCCTGCTCCTTGGAGCGGGCGCCGCTGACGATCTGCGAATTCTGGATCGCCTCAGGGCCGGCAAGGTGCGCCAGGAGGATTGCCGCGATGAGGCTGGTTTTGCCGTTCTTCCGGGCAATCGAGAGATAGGCGCTATGGGTGACGGAGGGGTTGTCGTAGATCGCGAGAATGAATCGGCGCTGAAACGGGGCGAGGCGCATAAGCTGGCCAATCAGGTCGCCTTCCGGCACAAAGCAATAGGTCTCGATGAACGCGCAAACCCTCTCGCCGCGAGTCATCACCGTCACGCTCATTGTGCCAGCAGCGCGTCTTCCGCAGCCAGCTCCGCCTGCGCCGCGTCGGCGCGGCGCTGGAGCTTGCGGTGGGCGGCCATGGTGTCGGGACTCTCGCCGTTGGACCGGCCGCCCATCCGCAACGTCCGCATCAGCGCCATCTCCCGTCCCGCCATACGTTCCAACACCGTCAGCCTCGGGTTCGGGATGTCGGTGCCTCGTCCGTTCTGCACCACCGTATCCTCCCCATCAAGCCTCACCGACTCCGTCTCGATGTCGCTTTGACACCGGGCCAACTGCGCCGCAACCACCAAATCAGGATCGGTCCATTCATCGCGCGCACGGGCGAGCATGATGCCTTCCCAGAAGGGCAAGTCTTTTGGCCGGAGGGTAATGTGCGCGGGAATCTTGGGAATTCCGGCTGCGGCATTTTTTGCCGCCTGGATTGCCGCCTCGGCAGAGCCGGCTTGGGGGCGTTTCTTTGTGGGCACTTCAATATTCCTAAGTTCAAAGAGTTGACCAAAGTAGACTCTAGATAGT